TCATTGCCACTAGCTGTTGATGCTGTTGCTCCAATTATTTGAAAATAGATAGTACAAATATCCCCAACTTTTATATATGTGAATGTTTGAGTTCCTCCTGTAAATGTAATTATAGTGTTAGTTGTATAAGATTTAATTACAGGTGTCCAAGTCCCTTCCTCATAATCATCCAGAGTATTTGCATCAGTATTACTTGTTGCACCTAAACAAATACCTTTATCCGCAGTCCCAAAAACTAAATCACCATTTGTTATAGTAACACTACCACTTCCTGTTGTTACACCAGCCATTGCAGTCAATCCCGAACCTCCTGTTACTCCTACAGGAAGAGTCCCTGTAACATTACTCAGGTCTGCAATAGTAGGTGCAGCAATACTAACTCCAGAATCAGCAGTAGTCAATACAGCATTACCAGCTTGATCCTGTAGGATCAATTTATTTCCTGATCCTGTGTTAGGTTTAATTAATAAGTCGGCCATCTTTATTTTCTCTAATAGTTAAATGTTCTCTATCTATATTTATCTCTATTTAGTTGTACAATCTACGTGAATTTTCTTCGACATTCCATGTTTGACCTGTAGTATCCACAATAGTTTCTGGATCCATACCGTCATCTATAATACCAAAAGGTAACATATCCTGCTCTAATGTTTCCATTTGTTCTTCCCACATTTTCTTTCTTATATCCATGTTTGTCAATTCTTTAAAATATCTCTGTTGAACCAACCAAGAAAAGATCACTAATGTCATTGCAAGGTCATCATGTGCTCCTTCTTCAGCTTGATATGTATTATTTTGTAACGCGAAAGTAGTAAGTTCTTTAATCGATTCAAAATCTGGGATAATTAATTGATCTTGTTCTATTAAATCTTTTAATGCTGCACATCCTATTCTCTTAATCTGTTTACTCGTTCTCAAACCTAATTGAATGTTCTTTGCGAATCCACCTCCTATTTGTTGTCCTGCTCTACCCCTCATAGTAACAATCATTATGTTTTCGTACTCTAAATCATAGTGTAGAGTGTCGGCCACCTGAGAACCAATATCATTCACCTCAATCAATACATGTGCCATATTGTATTTGTTTCCTACATTAAAGATCACATTTGGATATAACAATGGGGAAATTGTATTATCTCTAAACACTGCTACTTGTGTATAGGGCATTTCAGAAACATCAAAAACAGAAAAAGCAGAATAATCTACACCCTTTCCTTGTGATGTATCGGCCACCAATGCGTATGTACGATTTTTTACAGGTTCGGCATATACTGACAAATTATTATTAATATGAAGAGGTGATTTGAATACCATCGATCTAAGTTTAGATGGAGCAATCAACGTGTATGTTGAACCTACAAACTCACATTCAAACTCTTGTGTAAACTGTACTTCTGAAGTGTTTCGTATTGTTTCTGTTTTCCATCTCTCATCTCTTCCGGGCATTTCAGACCAATGTACTTCGATTGGTACATAATCACTTCTACCTTCTTCTGCTTCTATCCACATCTTATAGAACATATTCAATCCAAGTGGTGTAGAAACTATTAAGACTTTTGTGGATTCACCAGAAGAAATAGTAGGATAAACTGAAGTGAAAAAAGACTCAGCGATGTTTTGAGGAACGTGGGCAAACTCATCTAAGAAAATAACGTTAAAGGAACTACCACGAACGGCACTAGAAGAGGTTGCTGCTGCAATTACTTTACTACCATTCTCAACTTCAATATTACCTTTGTTCCATGTAACTACACCTTGTTGTAAAAATTTGGGCAGATGTTCGTAGGCTAATTGTAATCTTGAAAGAAGTTCTCTTGCTGTTGCACCCTTATTTGCAAGGATTGCAATATTAACACTCTCATTGAAAAGTAAATAGTGCAAAAGAAAAGCGATGATAGTGGTTGATTTTCCGGTCTGTCTGGGCATCTTACAAATAACAAAACGATTATCCGTAAACTTATGAACCATATCTTTTTGATACTCATACATCTCAAATGGTACAAGACCCTTATCTACATGAATAATACGGATAAATTTCTGGATGAAATATTGAGGATCTTCTTTACACTTCATATATTCTTCAAGTGTATCTTCAGTCCAGTCAATATTTTGACCTACATTTTTGAGATTGGGGTTGCCGAGATAAGTTTCGCTAGCCACGTTTAGCCTTTAAGAGTTTTTGTAAGTCTGCGGTAGATCCTACAAATACGGCATTATTAACGTTTGTAGTAGACCCACCCTTCTCTATACTTAGTTCTTTTTTCGTTTTATGTAAAGTCATTAATTCTTTATTTGCGTCTAATCCAGATTTGATTAATTGACCCACCACTTCAAAAGCACGAGGATGTTCAGATTGTTTGGCAATCTCTAACATTTCTTCTATTGCGTCTTGATTTCTTTCGATTAAATTATAGTAATTTTCACGGGCATAATTATAATCAATGTCATCATCTTTACCATCAGTCTTCGGGTGTACTCTAACGGCCGGTTCAGGCTTAAGTTCAGAAGTAGGTACCAAACTCGTAATTTCTAGAATTTCATCTATACGACCATCTAATGTTTCTTTTGTCATTGTCCCTCATTTTATAAATTAACATCTAAACCTGTTGTCACATTACTTTCTATAGGCGGATCAAAAAATTCTGTTGTTTGTGAATACCCAAAATCATCACTTGCCACAACATCATTAGCACCAGGAATTGTTGTTATTCTTGATTTAATTCCTGCTAATGCTGCATCTGTACTCGATTCATTGAGAATCCTCACTACCTGATCATCCTCAAATAACATATAATTTGTTGAAAAATCAGTACTATCTTCTAACGTGATATATTCAGGAACAGCTGGTTCATCCTCTGTTGTTCTAAGATGTACTAAAACTTTCTTCGTAACTGATCCAGATTTTACATCAGGATAAATATAACCCTTTATCATAAAATTTAATGTCCATATAATCTCACGTTTTACAGAACCAGAAAGACTATACTCACCCTCATAAGAATCTTCTATACTAACATCCTGTAATACAATAGAAATATCAGGTACAATATTCATAGAGGGAACTAAATTTACACTAACCGCGAATTCAGGAGTAAAGAATGGTACAATCTGTTCAAATATTTGAGCTCCATCCTCTGAACTATCCACCATAGCAGATAAAGTAAAATCAAAATTATAAGGTACGGGATTATATTGTTTCATCAATTTAGTAGAACCTGTGGCATTGTTTGCCGCATAAGTTCTACCTACAGTATTTAATTTTCTAGTTGGATCATAAGTAATAGCGTTTAAATCAAATCCCATTCTCGGTAAACTTGTACCAATACTTTCATCAGCTTTACTACCTCTCCGTACACGTAAGAGCATTTTATCTTTAGACTCATACGCAATCGGAACCTTAATTTGTTCAACAATTACACCAGCCGAATTTGTTCTTTGAATATTAATATCATTGAAAAGTGTTCCAAATACAGCGACATATTTTCTAATTGTTTGGTGATAATACGTTGTTCCTAACATTATAAGCTCCCAAACGGATTACCTTCGGTGAAATCAATAATAGAATCCGCCTCTTGTTCTATTGCTGCATTATCACCAGAAGATGCGGAACTGGAACTTTGTGCATCAAATGATGTAATAGTATAACTCGCACCTGAACTATCTCCAACAATATTTTTTGTTCCAGAGAAATTACCCGTCATGTTAATAAGATTCAATATCTTAGTTGTAGGACTCCAACTTGCCACTTCTCCCGTTACAGTAGCATCGGCCAAAGAATCCCCCTGATATACAGTTTCTTCTACTGTATAATTTCCACTTCCAGAATCCATTGTAAAATCTAAAGAATATGCCTGTAATCGTTCAATTTTATCAATATCATCTATACCAGTATCCAACTTCTGATCTGAATAAGTAAACATTTCACATAACATATCATAAGTTTGCAATGCTCCTGTTTGATAAAATACGGATTCATCCTCTACAAATAATACTTGAAATAATGCATTAGTTATAGGAAAATATATTAAGTCTCCTTCTCTCGGAGAGGTGTCTCTACCTTCTCCAACCAAACCCAATTCAGACCATCTGCGTCTCGCTACAGTAAATGTAATTTGGTCTTTTATTTGTAGACCGAATTTTGCAACAAACTCACCCTCACCCTCAAATCCATCAATGGTTTTAATATACATTTCAATAGTGTGTGCACTATTATATTGTGAAATAGCATCTTCACCTAATAGTACATCTTCATTAACAAGAGTCCTTGGGCAATAATAAACATCGACACCATAAGTCTTAATGGATTCAATCATTAAGTTCTCAGTTAATCTCTGATCTGCTGTATTTTTTCCGTGATGATTGAAATAAGGATTTGTTGCCATCTAAAGTTATCCTATCAAATGATCTACAGGCAATTCATATCTTAATTGCATTTGTTCTTCTACAGTTTGTATTTCTGTAACTGCATCATCATATAATTGTCTACCATTAAGAGTTAGGCCACCAGGAAGCTGCATACCTTCATATTTAATTAGATTTTGTCCCCATTGCTTTTTCAGCAATAACGTGGCATATTGTTTAAGAAACATATCACCCCAGATATCCGCATATGTGGAAGGATCTAGAATCCTATCACATTCTACCATTACCCAGTCGTCAATCGTTACATCCTCTCCCCATGAAATATCCAACCACAATTTATCTGCGTGTCTGTTATATCTAAACATAGGAGAACCAGTAAACATATCGTTGATTAGGTTTAAATGTTGCCGTTTCATTTCGTGAGATAATAAATCACCACCTAAATGTCCCACTTCACTTAATGCCCATTGATATTTAATAGAAAACATACCAGAGGTAGAAGAATCATCAGAAAAAGGCATTATTCTCCTTACACCAATAATAGCTTCTGCTATGTCAATATATTTGTTATCATAATCTCCAATGACAACCGCAGTAGCCGCATGAGTTGTAGCTGTGGCTCCAGAATCTTCACCCGTTAATGTTTCACTTGTTGAAAACGTAGTAGTTGTATTACTATAATACGTATTACCATCTCCACCAGTCTTAACTTCAGGATCTTTAAATCTAAGTGTAGTATTAGCACTATGATATTCATATACCTTAGCCTGTACACCACTTGTTCCTCCGGTGATTGTTTCACCAACCGTAAAGGTCCCAGTAGGCGCTCCTGCTAATGTGACAGTAGATCCCGTAATTTGATGTTTGAGATATATATTTTCTGTTGCATCGAAATGATATTCTTGAAAAAATTGAAGTGCATCATCCACACAATCTTCTACCTGATCATCATCTAGATTTAAATCTACAACAGGCCAGCCGAGTTTTCTCTTACAATAATCTTTAAACGTTGTTCTTGTGGTTGGTTGTGCCATTATTTTGTCGCCTCCGGTGTAACTGTTATAAGACCCTCTACCACTCTTTCTATATCACCACCTGATTGTGTATACTCTATATCATACATATAATTTCCGTCTGAGATTGCTGCTGTTTGTGTGGAGGTCAAAGAAATCGTCACATTTGAACCTTCAACTGCTGCAGTGAAAGCATGAACATTATTTGATGAATGGTAGGACTGCCGCATTTTACCTGCAGCTGTTCCGGAAGAAATCGTAACATTTGCTCCTGCTGAATCTTTAGCAGTAACAACTTTTGAAAATGTACACCCTTGATCTAATACAAAATTAAGGGTTTGTTTTTGGAGGGTTAACGCCACTCTTTCTCCTTATATTAAATATTTATAGTTCTATAGTATTTATATGATAAGGAAATTTATAATTAGTTCAATCTTGACTTTAATTCATCAATTTGAACTTGTTGTTCTTTCAACGCTTCTAAAAGAACGGCCGTCATTTTTGAGTATTGAATTCCTAATGCCTTCCCTTCGCTATCATGAGATACTAAATTAGGAAGTACCTTGTCTACTTCTTCTGCGATAAGTCCATAATGATTTTTCTCATTCTTATCCTTTTTCCAATCAAATGAAACACCTTGAAGTTGTAGAACAGAAGGAAGTATGTTTTCAATATTTGAAATATTTGTTTTCATTTCTCTCTGAGATATTTCTGTAAGACTACCATTAACAGTTAAATTATCACCAGTATATACTTCAGAAGTTGTGTGTCCTATTCTAACTACTATACCAGAAGTTTCAGTTGCAAGTTTTAATTCGCCTGTTGCATTGGTAATATAAGAATCTGAACCATTATGATATATTTGCATATCGGCACCATCACCAACTTTAATCGGTGAAGAATCTGTTAATTCTAATGCATCATCAGATTCATCCCATAACATAAATGATCCAGAGGTTGCACCGAAAAACTTAACATCATGTCCAACATTATCAACACCAACCGTTAAGGCTCCTGTAAGTTGTGCATTACCCGTTTGGTCGGAAGACCCAACTATTTTCATTTGATCTGCTGATTCATCCCAGAGCCAATATTTACCAGTAGTTGTACCAAAAACTTTAAGATCGTGGCCATCTTGATTAGCACCAACAGTAATTGATCCAACATCACTAAATAAAACAGCTCCGGTTGCACCTATCAACATTCTTTCTGTACTAGCTGTAACCAATTGTAATTCATCATTATCTGCTCCCGGGGAAGTTTCTGCTCTTATATAAGTATCCTCATCCACATCCTCTACAGACCCAAATTGTGTCCATTCTGACCCAGTATAACCTTCAAAGAAATTATATTCAGTATTAAATCTCACTCCTCCTTGTACACCCGTACCTCTATTACTCGCGGTACCGGCAGGTATTACAAGAGATGTTGTCGCGTCAAATTGTCCACAAGGAGCATCTGCGTCCTGTTTTGCATAAATTGGAATTGCAGCATCTGCATCAACGTGATTATTAATTACACTAACTAAGTGTCGAGCAGAAGTATCACCAGAATTTGATTCAATATAAAGTGCTGAACCAGTAGTAAGACCGTCACCAGAAATATTAACAACTTTACCTGAAGTCAAAGAATCTAATGCAATGTTCAGCCCGGTTCCTGTAATTGTACCGGAGCTAACTAAGTCCATAACTTTACCAGTAGTCAATGCATCAGCTTGAACTTTTAATGCTGTACCACTCGTAATTGCATCAGCAGAAATATCTACCGCGTTTGCACTTACAGTAGATGCATTTATATCTACCGCGAT